GAAGTACACCTTCACGGCTCCGGAGGGAACCCAGTACGACCCCGAGATTCTGGAATCCTTTGAGGGCGCGGCCAAAGAGGCCGGACTGACGCAGGATGCGGCGCAGAAGCTGATCGAGAAGATGGCGCCGGCGATTACGGCGCGGCAGATCGATCAGGTGCAGGCGATCCACCAGGAATGGCGGGACACTTCCTCCGCCGACAAGGAGTTCGGTGGCGAGAAGCTGGCCGAAAACCTTGGCGTGGCTCGCAAGGCGCTCGAAAACCTCGGGACGCCGGAGCTGCGCAAGCTGCTGGACGATACCGGCCTGGGCAACCATCCGGAAGTAATCCGGTTGCTGTTCCGCGCCGGGAAAGCGATCAGCGAGGACAAGTTCGTGGGCGGCAGCGCGGCGGGGGCCGGCAAACTGAACGCGACCAGTGTCCTCTACGACAAAACGCAGAAGGGATAAGGGCGGTGAAAAAGTGAACCAGTGAATCAGTGAACCAGAAGCGGTCACCGTTTCACCTGGTTGCTTTTGATCCACTTCTCGAAGGGAGAACAAGGGAATGCCGACTCTGATTGACATTGCGAAGTCGTTCGATCCGCAGGGCAAGGTGGCCGTGGTAGCTGAGCTGCTGAACCAGTCGAACGAAGTCATCCAGTACATGAACTTTATCGAGGGCAATCTGCCGACCGGGCACAAGGGTGTCGTTCGGGCCGGGTTGCCTTCCGTGACGCTGCGCCGCTTCTACAAGGGCGTAACGCCGTCAAAATCCGGCCGCGACACCATCGAGGACGTGTGCGCGATGCTCGAAGGCCGCAACGAGATCGACAAGGACCTGGCCGATCTGAACGGCAACGCCGATTCGTTCCGGCTGTCGGAAGGCCTGGCCTTCATCGAGGCGATGAACCAGGAGTTCGCGCAGCAGGTGCTGTACGGCAACACGAGCACGAACAAGGACGGAATCCTGGGGTTGACGCCGCGGTACAACGCGATCGCCGGCGCCACCAATGGGCAGAACATCATCAACGCCGGCGGTATGGGTGGCAATAACACCTCGGTGTGGCTGGTGGTGTGGGGCGACAACACGGTGACCGGCATCTATCCGAAGGGATCGAAGGCCGGCCTGGTGCAGGAAGACCTGGGGATCATCGATGCGTTTGACCAAAACCAGAACCGCTTCCGCGCCTACGCCGAGCTTTACCAGTGGAAGTTCGGGTTGCACGTGAAGGATTGGCGCTACGCGGTGCGCATCGCCAATGTCAACGTGAGCGACCTGACGGGCCAAAGCGGGACCCAGGCGAACACGGCGCAAACCTGGCTGCCGTACCTGATGATGAAGGCCTATGCGCGCATCCCGTCGATGGGGATGGGCACGGCGACCTTCCTGGCCAACCGCACGGTGAAGGAGATGCTCAGCGTGGGGGCGGTGCAGAAGACGGTCTACGGCTTGACGATGGAGCAGGCCGGCAACCAGTTCGGGAATGTGCAGCCGGGCAGCGTGGCGGGCACGGGAACGGGGATCCGCGGAGGCCAGTTGAAGTTCTTTGGAACGCCGGTGCTCACCGTCGACCAGATTTTGTCCACCGAAGCGGCCATCTCGTAGCAGGTTACGGATGACAGGTCACAGATGACAGTTAGAAGCCCGGTCGGGACTTTAACCGGTCATCTGCCTCACAACAAATTGAACCATCGCGGTACGGAGGAATGAGATGGGAATGCTTGATTCGGCATTGGTGCTGGCGGAGGGGCAGTTGGTGACAAACACCGGCGATACCCCCAGCACCAACGACTATATGTTCGCCAACGCGCAGCTCGGAGACAACGGGCAGACGGGCGAGAACCTGTCGGCTCTGGCGCTTCCATCACGCCAAGCGGCTCGGGGACCATCCAGGCGACCTCGGCACCCTACAGCGGGCTGACAGGTACAGTTCCGACATGGAACCAGGACACGACCGGCACCGCTGCCAAGGTGTCGGGCATTGTGGCAACCGTAAATGGCGGTACGGGTGAGGCTGGGACACTAACCGGGATACCGTACCTCAATGGCAGTTCCCCGTTCACTATCGCATCAAACTCTCAGTTAGGCACCGCGGTGGCAGCTTATCTGGCCACCTTGAGTGGCTGCACAACCTCGGCTTACTTCTACTCGCCCGGGAGCGGGAACTGCCAAGCGGGCGGCAGCGGCATGACTTGGCCCAGTGGAGGCGCGGGAGTTCCGAAATACTCCGGCTCCAATTCGTGGGGGACTTCTTACTCAGTTGCCGGAGTAGGTACTATATTGGCCACACAACAGAGTCTCATAGCAACAGGTGCTCCCCTAGCGTGGGGAGCAGTCACAGGTCCATCGATTGTTTCGGCGAGCACGCAAGGAACCGCGCTCAACGGGATTGTACAGATGGCTGCTGGTTCCACGACGACTGGAGACTGCGTCAAATATGACTCGTCGGGAAATGTGGTCGATGCAGGAGCGCCTTGCAGCGGACTCTCAGGCGGAACTACAAATGCACTCTCGTACTGGACAAGTGCAACCACAATAGGGTCACTCTCGTCTGGGTGGGTAAGTGGAACATGGATTCCCGCATGGCAGTCTTCGGGAGCACCAATAACCATTAGTTTGGGTGCGTTTGTAAGCGGATACAATTTCGCTCCTTTGGCCTCTCCAGCGTTTACAGGATCACCTACGGCACCCACGCTCAGCTTGGGCGGTGGTGCAGGCACCGGGGCGCTGAACCTGCCAACAGGAACCACGGGCTCCAGCGGCATTGCCTTTGGAACGGATACCAGCCTCTACCGCAGCGCGGCAGGATCACTGGAAACTCCAGGGAAATTAGGTGTTGGGACGGCACCGGGCGCTTTGCTGCACGTTTATGGAGGCACCTATGCTTCTCAGGCGTGGATTCAAGCCACCAACGGACTAGGACTATCTCTCAATGCTGATTATCCGGGATTTGGTCTTAATGCCGAATACAACGGCACCAATTGGGTGTCGATGGGTACCGGGTATACGGGCAACTTCGCCATGACTCCGACTACCGGGCAATGGGTTTTTAGCACTGGGACATACGCATCTGCCGCAGGCCAATCAACGACCTTAAGTACCGCAATGTCTATATCAAACAATGGCGAAGTCGAAGTGGGAACGTTGAGTCCGGGCGCTCAGCTTGAGATAGATGCTAATAGCGCTTCCACGATCGCGCAGATCGTATCCAATCCGGCCGCTTCCCCAACTGCCGACTTAACAGACTGGAAAGCTAACGGTAGTACAGTTGCATCTGTAGACCACGCGGGCAACTTCTCAGCCGCATCACTTAGCGGAGCAAATCTTACCGCTTCCACCAGCCCACTTTGCGCACCCACGGGAGGGGAGATCACTAACATCGGGTGCACGGCCAGCGGGTCCGCGCAAACCAACTTTGCGACAAATGGACAGACGATCACGTTCACCTCTGCAATTGCGATCACTGGGTTGGTCACGCCAACCATCCCAGTGAGCACAACGCGGAGATACAGTTGCGAGATTTATTGGTCCCAGAACACAGCGATTGCCACAGTAACGTTTGGCGCTGCGTTTAGTGCAACCACCCCAATTGAGAACGTTGTATCTATGACGGGACATGTGGGCTCAACTACTACTTCAGTGACCTTGGAAACTGCATCGACATCAATACAAACGCTCCTAACACTGACGCCTCTCACCACAACGAATTACTACCACGCACATCTTGATGGAGTCACTCAGACTAACGCCAGTAATGCTGTTTCTTTGCAAATTTACGGTTGGACATCCAACGCTTCAGACGCATTGGTGATTCAGGCTAACAGTAACTGTGGCCTGCTGCCGTAACCATTTAGTTATCTGCAAGGTGTGCTCAACGAGTTTTAAGGAGGTTTCACAAATGGCATGGACTTTAGCGCAAGGAACAGTGGATCCGGTCTCGCAGATGCCTGTGGGCGGCTGCTGTCTGGCAATCAAAGAAATGAACATCGACCACCGGCTCAAGACAGCACTCGTGCTGTGGGCTCTCTGGCCGAGCAAGGCGATCCGCGACACCGGGGCGTTGCCTGCGGTGGATCACGATTCGCGGGTGCTATTTCAGGATTCAAACGGGACTGGCGCACAGTACACGCCAGTCTTCGGCGCGGTGCCGCTCACTCAGGTTCCAAACCCTGTCACCGCGGCGGCTTACGCGGCACTGCCGGGGCATCCTGACTTGGCTGCGCTGCTGACAGGTGCGGTCGAGTGCTGATGCACTAGCTTGGGACGCCTGACAGGACTCAAACGGGGTGAAGCAGGTAATAGAAAGCACTGCGGTTCTGCTCAGGTACCACAGGACTCCGGACTGCTTACGCTGTCCTTTACAATGGCACCATCAAGTTGTACAGATAACGAGGTTACCATGGACTTCTATCTCATCGCGATGCTGGTATTGGCGCTCGTTGTAACGGTGACCTATGTCATCGCCATAGTGCGCCTTCAGAAGAGCGGCCGTAGCTGAATAGGCACTGCGGTTCACTCAGGTTCCCAACCCTGTCACTGCGGCGGCTTACACGGCCCTGCCGGGGCATCCTGACTTGGCTGCGCTGCTGACAGGTGCGGTCGAGTGCTGATGCACTGGCTTGGGACGCCTGACAGGACTCAAACGGGGCGGCCTGCAGGTCGCCCTTTCCATGGGGCTCAAGATGACTGCGTTTGACTTGATCTATTCGATCTTTTCCAAGCCTGGCTGGCGCGGCGTTGCTCCCAACGTGCGGATCATGACTCCGGACCAGCTCGGGCT